TTTCTTTTGAAGTTCTTCAGTTAAATACATTAAAGTCTCCTAAAATTTGTTATACTGTTATTTATTTAATTACAGTTTTTGAAATTGTTTTCGCATATGCTTCCATCGAAGGATCATCAAATCTTGCAGGTTTGGATTCATCTTCAATGAGAACTTCATCATCAAGTGATAAATTACTAGCAGATTTTACGTCGGATCTGAAATATGCTTCTTTCAGTGTGTTCAGTTTATCTGCGAATTCATCTTCAGTAGTAAACTCTACACTCTCTGTGAGTGATTTTAGTTTTTCTACCTGAGTTTGTGTAAGGCCTTCACACGCTGCGTAGATTGCCTCATATTTTTTGTGTTCGTTGAGTTCGATGTTTAAAGCAACACCGCGGTTGATTTCTTCGTTAAGTGCATTTTCTAATTGTGCAACTTTTTCAGCAAGTTCTTCAACAACGTCAACTTTTTCTGTAGGAACATCAATATAGTGTTCGACAAATAGATCACGTAGACCATCGATAAATTCTTCTACGATTTCAGCGCGTAGACCTTTTTCTACTGCAAGTTGATTCTCTTTCATCCACTCTTCGACCATGTAATTTAGATAAGCATCAACTTTATCTGCAAGTTCTTCTTTGATTTGCTCAACAGCAACTTGAAACTCTTCAACTAATTCTGCTTCAACATCAGAAATAACTTCACTCGCACGTGCATATACCGCTGATTCAAAAATTGTCGATGCTTTTGAAACAAATTCTTCAGAAAGATTTTGACCTTGTAAAAGAGCATCAATATCCTCTTTCATCTTTTCTTTCATCTCATGCTCTTTTTCTTTCTTCATCATCATTTTTTTCATCATTGCTTTATCTTCTTTTTCATCTTCATGTTTAGCTTCATCAATGATATCATCTTCCTCGAATTCTTCTTCATCTTCTAAGAATTCATCTTCATCTTGTTCTGTTTCTTCAGGAACATGCATCATTGGTGCATTTTTGTTTGGTGTATATGTTGTTGGCATTGTTCTCGCTTTTTGACGATCACGCTTGCTATCCCAATCTTGCTGATGATCCTGCTCAGGCATGCCTAAGTCAGCACGACCCATTGAGTCTTGTGGACCAGTTGCTTTGGTAATTCCAACACCATCTTTTTCTGAACCAACGGGAGGTGTTGCTCCAGGAGGTGTAGCAGATTTAATGCTTCTTGCAGAATTTCTACCAATACTTTCTGTATCGTGTTTGGAAAAAAGAGGACCACCGATATCCTCGTGACCTTGTTCGTCGGCAGCTAATTTTTTACCTTGACCAAATTTTTCGCCACCACCTCTTTTAGATGCAACAGATGCATCGAGAATTTCTTTAGCGGCCTCTGACAGATTGAATTTTCCCATTTTTGAAAAGCTCCTTATTTTCTATATTGTATATTTATAATTAGAGTTTTTTTATGAAGTTTTCAAAAATGTGCAGACTTACTTTTTCAATATCATTCTTTGTAGCTTTACGTATTTCTCGTACTGCTTCAGAATGATCTTGTTCAGTCCATACACCATTTACTAACATCCATTCTTTTCCTTCCATAATACCTTGTACAAATGCACCAGGTGCAGAAGGATCTGCTACAATGTCTGCCGCTGTGGCCAAATGAAAATCGTCTTGTACAATGTTAACGCCATTAACATTCTTTAACGATCCCATACCTCTTGAAGATACTCCTAATTGAGCACCACCTTCAATAAGACTCCTAGCAATGTTACCCATTGGAGTGTCAAGAATTTTTGCTTTACCTATCCAATGTTTACCATTTTCTTTTAAACCTACGATCATGTGTGATACACGATCTAAATTAATTGTTGGTGTTTCCGGATGACCTAATTCACCAAATGCACGATTCTTTTTAATATATTCTTCCGTGTATCTATTAACTTCTTTTTTCATCGTATCATGTTTATACATACGATTGTTTTTATTCTTAGTTTCAGAGACTAAGAATGGACCAGAAATATATAATGTCTTTTTACCATCTGATTCTTCAATCAGATAGTCTACTTTTTCTACAACTTCTTTAATTAGTTTCATGGTTTCACTGCGTAATCGCCGTAGTTAAATGCAGCAGGATCTCTTCCCCAACCAGCATCATAGAATCGATTGTCTTTGTGTAATTCAATAATTACTGTATACGCAGCATTTGCTGTTGTTCCAACTGTTTTAATTAATAAATTTCCTGTTGGTCCAGTTGCATTATTTGTAATTACTGGTAATTGATATTGTGGATTTGTGTCTATAGAACCAACGCCAAGTGCAAATGCTGTTCTATCGGAAACTGTTCCTTGCCAAACTAATTGTAAATGCCCTACGGTGTCATCAACAGAAGCAATAACTCTAGAAATTGTAAAGGCAGAATTTGCAAATCCTGGTGCAGTTGTATTACCTGCTTGATAAGGTTGATTGTTCGCATTTAATGCATCACTTAACGTTCTTGGATCGATCCAGACCGTAGCAGTTTCGTCGGAATCTAATACACCAACTCTTTTAATTACAGTTCTTTTATTTGTATCAATTAATATTTGTGAACTATTTGCAATTGCCATTTTTTATCCTGTTTTTTTTTTATTCTTCTTCTTGACTACGAACTAAATTCTTTGCAATCTCTTGCTTTTTTGCTTCAATATGTGCAGTTACTCTATCATGGATTGCAGAATATAGTGCATCTCTGAATTCAACACCATTATCTTCATGTGCAAAGTCAATAATTTTTCTAGTATCATCCATAATAATCTCCTATTTTAATATTTATAAAGAATTTATTGTTGAGTTTCTTGATCAGTATTAACCTGATTTTCTGCTGGATTAATATCCATATTTGGTCCAATTCCCAACGCTTTTTCTTCATCCATTTCTTTTTGCATTTCTTTAATTTCATCATCTGTTAATCTGAGAACATTTCTTTGAATCCATGATTGTGAGAAATATTTACCTGTGTATAGATCAACATTAGCTAAAAGTGAAAGTCTATCTCGCATTAATTCTGCATCTTTTAATTCAGTAAAATTATTATCTTTAATAAAATCAAAATAAATGTTTTCTTTGAAATCTGTCCATTCTTCGTCAGTACATATTCCTTTCAATACGCATTGTACACGTAATGCTTGATCAAATAGATCTGAAAATTTATTTCTCATCCGATCAACAAATTTAGAAAATTTTAATTCATCTCTTGTAATTTCGGATACACGACCTAATGAAAAACCTGAACTGTTTGGATCTAATCTTGAAACTGGTACACACAATGATTTATATAATTTCTTTTCAAAATATTTAACATCTTCAAGTTCGCCTAGATTTTGTCCACCAGGTAAAGTAGTAATTTCTGTACCTTTACCACCTTCTCTACGAGGTAGCCAAAAATCTTCCATCATCGACATAAACTTTCTATCATCACGAACTTCGCCAGTATTGGCATCATATACAAGTTTGTTTTTGTATTTTACCATAATATCACGAAGATATTGTTCAGCTTTTAACTTTGGTAAGTTGCCAACGTCAATATAGAAAATTCTTCTTTCTGGTGCTCTTGAAATACGATAGATAACAGTCGCATCTTCAATCATTCGTAACTGATTTAATGGTTTAATTGCTTTGTGTAGATATGATAAAACAACTGCTCTACGAGAATCCATTAGACCTGAAACTACAGAGATAATAGAATCTGATGTAATACGAACACCCATAGGACCAAAATTAGAAGAAGAACCGGTAACAACTTTATCGTTAAATACATAATATTCATTAATAACATTCATTACATCAACACCAGTTCTCTCGTCTTTTTTCTTTTTGATTTCTCTAACTTTACGTAATTTTCTTGGATCAATATATCTAAGTTCTTTGATTCCTTGCGTAGGATTATCTTTATCTAAAATAATATGAAAAAACAATCTACCATCAACATAGAAACGTCTGAAAATATCACCTGCCATATAATTGTAATTAAGCAATTTTAAAACGGTTTCAAATTCAGCTTTGATAGCATTCTTAATTTTATCTGGTTGCTTGAGATTATCTAAAATTATCTTAATTGTCTTGCCGTCATCATCTTGACAAATTGCTTCGTTAACGATATCATCAATTGCAGACTCAATTTCAGGCTGCATTGCCATTTCACGATATCTTGAAATTAATTCAACTTCATTTTTTGCTGTGCCATCCAGATCAACGTATGTACCATAGTATGCGGCAGACGTAATAGTAAGAGCACCATCATCTGCCGCTGGAGGAGCAAAAGATTGCTGAACTGCTTGATCAGCATCATTTTTCTCTCTAGATATTGTAAATCCAAAAAGCGTAAATTTATTTGACATAATATTAAATCCTATTCACTTGTCTTAATAATTGAGAGATATTTTTAAAAAAATTATAAATGATTAATATATAAATTATAAATTATCTAGATCCATCTGTAAATGGAGCTGACTCCCACCACTGATATGCAAATGTTACTGAATACTCTTCAATTGAATCTTGATTTCCCCAATCTAAATCAATAGGTGCAACATCAATTGGAAACATACCTCTGAAAGAATATTCTTTTAAGATATTTCCTGTTTTTCCATATTGTGAAATCTTTGCATCGGATGTATAATTTGTTGGGCTAAGTGCGACAGGTGATCTTAGATTTCCAACATGAGAGTTGATAGTATTCATCCAACGCTCCAAATAATTTCTGATTAAAAAATTTTCATCGTTAATAACTTGAATTGTCCAATTTGCAAAAGTTCTATTTCCTGCAAACTTAACTTCTCTTCCGAAATAGAAAACAGGAACAGAACCTATTGTCGAACCTGGCAATTGTGATGCCTTTATCATGAATCTGCTAATTGATCCGATATCAGATGTTCCACCAACGCTTG